ATCAACTACAGCCATTTGACCTAATGATATAAGCCTATCCATATCGTGTTGTAATACCTCTAATATTCCTTTCATTACATAAAAAACGGGATGTATATTTTTTGTTGATTCCGTTGTATCATACGCGATAACATCAAAACTACCTTCTTCATCATTGTTTGGTTTAAAAACCATATAAAATCTATCGGGTAGTAGACCTAATTCTTCTGAATTATCTCGAGACAAAATAGGAAATGTTTTTTTTATTTCAGCCATTCTTTAGGAACTTTCTTTTCACACCACATAATATTATGTTTTGTACACCATGCACCATACGTTGTTTTACTACCTTTGTAAATCTTATTCTTTGCATTAAGAAATAGTATACGAACATCTACTTTTTTATGTTGTTTTTTAATAAGTAAATGTTTTTTTCTATCAGCCTTATCAAATAATCCTTTGACCTCAATAAAAAATTTATACTTGGTAAGATAAAAGTCCGGCATATAAACCCTAGGGTCTGGTATATACTTGAATTTATGTTTTTCATATTCATAATGTATTCCTTCTTTTATTAACCATGATGCAAAACTTATTTCAGCTTTTGACCTAAACCTCACAGCAGTGTCTTTAATCTATATTTGCTTATAGTCGCTAAATGATTCTTAAATAAAAAGAAAGTCTCACGCGCATTTTTATCCAATTCATCCAATACCATTGTAGTATCATCTTCCGGGAAAACAATTAGTTTACCCTGCTTAATAGCCGTAATTAAACCAGTAAAACGAGAATCAACTTCATGCTTTCTACGTTTCATATTTTCATCACGCCAATACCCATATTTATCTTGATTATCTCTATAAAAAATAACATGGCATTTTGGATTTTGTCTCATCCACCCTATGTTTTTTCTTTCATTATTTAAATCATCATAATAAATCCAAATAGCATTATCGTCATTTAATTCAACATCTGCTTGCCTTATATCTGCTAACCAAAGAACATTCATTTGCTTTTACCTCCTCGCATGTAATGTTTTTCTGGACGATAACTCCGCCGTTTTCGCCAAGCCCAATTATTAATTTTACCAGAAATACGTTCAATAAGTATTATTAATTTTTCAATCATATATCCTCTATATCTGCTGTTTTTAATTTACTATACCAAGTCATTGGACGAACCTTGGCTCTTGAAGTAACCTTTTGATGTAATTCTGCGTTAGGCCAACAATGTTTTTTATATCCACAAAACCCACACATAGATGGTAATACTTTATTACCTGTTTCTTTTATCATCCCCTTATCTTTTCCAATTCTAGCACGATATGTTTCTTTTACATCTTCAAAACCTTTTTTAAATGGTGTGTCTGTTGTAAGCTTTTTAATTTTTGCTGATACACGTTTAACAGATTCTTTTCTTTCATCTTCTTGACCAGTAGGAGCCTCACATACAGAAAATTCCCCTGTCACTTTGTTAACAGCAATCCACCCACCAAAATTAGAATTATCTGCCATCGAATACATTAACCCTTGGTCAATATATCCAAAAGCGTCATCTTGTTTTATTTTTTCGTATCCACCATATTCTCCAAATTTATTACTAAAACTAGCCGGACTTGCCGATTTAATATCCCAAATTTTATCATCTATTTTAATATCGTATGTACCTTCTAAATCTATATCCGCTATATTTAATTTTACACCTTGTTGTGTTTTTGATATATCAATACCTGCCCCACGTAAGATAGCAATAGCCATTGCTTCAATTAAATCCCCCAATAAAAATTTTACAATTGCATTATATTCTGTCTCGTATTCAACACCTTTTTTACCAAGCTGTTGTTGACATAATGGCTTTCCAACCTCTGACATTCGTAATCGCCATTGTCTTTTACCGCTATTAAATTGTTTCTCAATAGCTTTACCACAAGATTCTTTAAACTCCTCTATAACAGAAGAGGGAAGACTAGCTTCCCCCTTCGATGCGTCATACAAAAAATTTTCGACTAACGTCTTAATCATGCCGGCTGTGCCTCAATATCGATAGCTAGGGAGTGGTCGCCATCATTTGGTTTAAGTTTTACAGCCTCACGATGTTTTTCCATGACACTTTCATTTACCGCTTGAACAGTATCGGCAAATTCTTTTAACAATACTTTATCATCATTGGATATTGTATCTACACTAGTTTTTACTGTAGGTTCAACAATGAAAAAAGTATTACCTGTTGTTTTTTGTTTTTTCGTAGCCAATGATAATACTGTTCTTATCATTGGTTTCTTTTGCCTAGCTAAATTATTAATTACCTTTTGGAAAGGAATATAATTTACGCCTTTAGCATAAAATACACATGGATGATTTTCAATTGGTTCAAATGGTGAATCATCAGCGTATTTACCCTCTAAAATACTAGCAGTACCATAAATGACTTGATTACATTTAACTTGATTGCTAAGTATTTTTTTAGGGTCAGTGTCGTTAAGTTCAGCCAATTCATCTTTTGTTAGTTTGCCACATTTGTAGCCCCCTTGAACATCAGGGAATTGGTCACTTAAACTTGGTCTTTGGACAGAGCCCACAAATGTATCCTCTGCATTATCCCAATAACTATAACTAAACACACGCATAAACATTCTAAAATCAACTGTTTTTGCATATGCTGTTTTCTCCCCTACACGTAATGAAAACCAACCTCTCGGTAGTGGCTTATCATTATCGTCTTCAGCTTGATAATTTATTGATAGTCTTGATAATACAGAAGGTGAGTCTCCGCCAATGGCTATACCTTGACCTGTTAACTGCATTAGTTGTTCATCAGTAATAGAGTCAAAGTTTTCTGGAATGGCAATTGCCATGTTTTCATTATTAGTCATCGGTTTTATATACCTCCTCGGTTTCTAACCAGTTGTTTCCCATTTTCAATTCAATACCGATAGGCATATCATATTCAACACCATATCTTCTTATCGTTTCTTGCGGTAAGATTAACATAGCATCTTTCAATGTTTCTATCGCTGTATCCTCTTCATTGGGATATACGTCTAATACAATACTATCATGTACTGTGTTACAAATAATAGTTTTTAATTTGCGATTTGTCAACAATTTTTTTAAATAAATTAATGCAATCGGCAATAAATCTGCTGTTGCAAAACCCTGTACCGGATAGTTCTTAATAGCAGTAGCATTTGATACAGAACCACTAGGCATTCTCTCGGTATTTGGAAAATAATACATTCTCCCGGAAGGTAGAACAATGTGCCGTGTTTCTAATGCTTGATTAATTAAGTCTCTATGCCAACGCGTTACACCAGAATATTTTTCTTTAAATGCCCTATAGTATTGCATCTGTTTTGGTGTACCTAATACACCTCCGTATAGCGGTTTAAAAGTATCTGACTTAGCAACTTGACGTGATACACCAAGTATTTTTGCTGTAAAGCTATGCACATCTACTTTGTTTTTTACATCAGCGTATATTTGTTCATCATCCGATAAAAATCCGGCAACACGAAATTCTAATTGAGAATAGTCACCTTCTAATATCTTACCCCCTTCCCAACGCGATACAATACACTTACGAACAGGAAACGTACCACCCCGTGGCATGTTTTGGAAGTTTGGATTGCGTGAACTAAGCCTTCCTGTTGATGTTACACACTGCATATACTGTGGATGAATAAAATTATTTTCATCTTTACTTCTTTGAATACCATCAACGAATGTCCTTAGATATGTTCTTATTGCAGAATAACGTACATACTTTTCTAAAAATTCTCGTTGGCTTGGATTAATAGATGTAATAAATTCTTCTAATGTTGTTTTATCTGTTTTAAATCCTGTGGCTGATGTATCTACAGAGTTACGCGGTACTAAGCGTAAACCGGCACGCTCTTTTGTGTTAGTAAATAGCCGACCTTTTGCAGTACATGTTTTACAATTTCTTTTTACTTTACTGTATGTACCATCTTTTTTCTTATAATGATATTTACCTGTGCCTTCACAGTTGTGACACAGTTTTGACACAGTTTTAAACACAGGTCTAGCGAGGGCATTTACGGCATGATAGAAATCATTAATATCGTCATAATTTGTTTTTCGTTTTTTCTTCTTTGTATTGCCACGTAATTCATAACCAATATTAAATTCTTTAGCCCATTCCTTTTTGTCAACAACACTCATAGAAAAAAATAATACTGACCTATCATCTGGTGAGTCTAAATTAATTGGTGTATCGCCCATTAATTCACTAGTTTTTTTAGTCAAAAAAGCCTGTAAATCAGCCAATTCTTGGTTGTATTGTTCCCTAATATCGGAAAGTGCTTTGTCATCAATTTTAATTCCATTATATTCAATGTCAGCAAGAACTCTGGTAAGTTCCATACTTAATTGTAATGTCGGTACTAAATTTGCCATAAGTCCTCAAATTCTAAATTCATTTTATCCATTTGTTTTTTTGCTAATTGCCATGTAACTTCAATATCTTGTATACCATATTTTTCTACAATGGGCCATGGTATGTGCTCAAAAGAAACTTTTCTTTTCATGTATGGGTCAATTAATTCTGTAGCTTTTAAATCTACACTTCGTCTTTTACAACTATCTTCTAAACTAAAAGTTCTTTTTAGTCCTTTCGCTAATAAATATTCTACAACCATCGTATCATGTAGAATACCATTGAAAGTAAATCCACAACTTACTAGCCAATTGTAATCAAATTTTATGTTATGTCCAATAAGGACATCTGTTTTATCTAGTGCTTGTTGTAAAATTTGTTTGCCATTTTCTGTTGGTTCTTTTTCGGTATGATAAAAACACAAGTATTGGCAAGGCTCTTCCATTATTTTGTAACCTACAGAAACTAACATATCACCTTCAAATGGACTTGATACTGTTCCATTATCTTTTTCATGATATGTCGTCTCAACATCTAATGTTGTTATAATCATTCAAATACTCCCCTTTCAATATCAATTGATGAATAAATATTTCCGTGCCAACCATTTAATTTATTTTTACTTGTATGTAAAGTTCTAGCGTTATCCCCTTCTCCTCTACCAATACCTAAAATAATGTCGGCCTCGCCGGCCTTACCGGTACGTGAATTATCTAAGTGTTCATAACTAACTTCATGTAAGTTTTGCGCTTCATAGCTAGCTTGGGATACAGCCCACACTAAACAATTATGTCGTTTTGCTATTTCTCTTGTTCGAACATAAACTTCTTTTAACTTTTCATCCGTACGATTAAATGAACCATTGATATGCACTTTATCTAATTGGTCAATAAACATTACATCTGGATTATATAATCTAGCATAATTATCAATCTCATCAATGTGTGTACCTACACTATCAAAAACAGTAAGATAATCTTTTATTTCCGCGTGGTATCGCGGTCTAAAATAATCTAATCTATTTGCTACTTCTTGTTTTGATACTTCAAAATGTGATTGTATTATTCTTGTTTTAATACGGACAGCCGGCTCTTCATTAGCCCAGTATGTTACTTTCTTTTTTTGTTGTATATACCCGGACGCTAAAAAGCTAGAAAATGTCGTCTTACCCATTTCTGGTCTAGCTAGTAGAATACAAAAGTGTCCCCGGGATAAAGCAGTAATTCTAGTTTGTAATGACTCTAATCTAAAATTAAATTCTCCTTTATCAACGGAACCATCAAATAGCTCATCAATGTCAGCTTTTATTTCAAAATAACTATCAGCATCAATTAATTCTTGTTCATTTATTCTTTCTACCATATTTTTTAAACCAGTAATTGCTTCTGGTTTTTCATGGCCATTGAATATATCAACTGCTAATTCACCAACTTCTTTTGCTTTACTTCTAATCCAAAAGTTTTTTATGATGTCAATATTTAGTTCCGCATTGAGATTAGTTTCGGGTATAGTATCAATAACTTTACAGATATTATCATAACTTGATTTAGGTGTAGCCGGATAAAGGTCAGCATGCATAACCTTTAAATCATTATTTGTTAATAATTGTTCTGGATGTTTTTCATGTGTTCTTGAAATTAAAGTATATATGATATTTAGATTGCTATTAAATGCAGACTTATCAATAAATCTTTTTACTTTATTCCAATTCTCGTAGCTTTTACAAATGCTTAGAACTTGTATTGGTATCATTCACCCACCCCCATGCTTTTTTATTTACTTTATCTACCAAATTTTTAATATCATCATAATCCATATTCTTTATGTCATCTTCTAAAATTAAAAATTTTGTATTCATCACTAAATTTAATTCATCACAAATTGCTGTTGCTTTTTGTGTAGCGTCCCTATCAAGGGCAACACCAACTCTATCATATTGTTTTATCAAATCAATATGTTTTTGTAAAAGGCTTGTTCCAAGTAAAGCTATGCCCGTAGCAAATCGGGATAATGCACATGCACTTGCACAATCTTCAACAATAATTGCTGTTTTGCTTGTACCACAAATAAAAGGATATCTACTTTTACCATAGCGATACCACTTAGGTTTCATACCATTTATAGAACGGCCAACAGCATCAACTATATTTCCATTTTCATCTTTAACTAAAAAAACTGTTCTTGCTAAATTTTTATCATAACGAATGTCAGCTAATCCTAAATTCATAGCGTCATAACTCTTTGATTTCCTTAGATAATTTATACTATCTACATTAAAT